ATAATGAAAGGCACTGTAGACATAACTGAAGATGAAATAAGAAAAAAATTAGATAAATTAGATGTTTTAGCTAAAGAGCAAGAAGAAATACAAAAGGTAAAAAACCTGTATGACAGTATTGCCAGCAGTATAGAAACAGGAATAGTAGATGCTCTTGAAGGTGCAATACAAGGAACTAAAACACTTGGAGATGTTGCCAGTAGTGTATTTGCACAGATTCAAAGAACACTTTTACAGTTTGGTGTAAATTCATTACTTAGCAGTATTCCTGGGATTGGTAGCTTATTTAAAGCAGAGGGAGGACCTGTAAAAAGAGGAGGTAGTTACATTGTCGGAGAACGTGGTCCAGAGTTATTTACACCTGGATCTTCTGGAATGATTACTCCAAATAATCAGTTAGGAGGCTCTACAAACGTAGTAGTAAATGTAGATGCTTCTGGATCTTCAGTTGAAGGTGATGAGCAAAGAGGTAGAGAACTTGGTCGTCTTATATCTGTTGCTATACAATCTGAATTGGTACAACAAAAAAGACCTGGAGGTTTACTTGCATAATGGCTACTTTTCCTTCGATTACTCCAAAATACGGGCAACAAAAAAGATCCGCACCAAATACTAGAACAGTTCGTTTCGCTGATGGATATGAACATAGAATATTGTTTGGACTTAGAGAACATCAAAATCCAAAAATATTTAACTTTACTTTTGAAGTATCAGAAACAGATGCAGATACTATAGAAAATTTTCTTGATGCAAGAGCCAATGATACTACCAGTTTTGATTTTACTCCACCAGGAGAAGCAAGTTCCTCTAAATTTGTCTGCGAAACTTGGTCTAAATCAATCCCATATTTAAACAGAGCAACAATACAAGCAACATTTAGAGAGGTATTTGAACCATGACTGCTGCTACTGTTTGGACTGCTACTGCATCAAAAAGTTTGAATGATATTGTTTGTCCTACCAACGTAGTTGCAGGAATGTTTTTTCGTGTTACTACAGCAGGAACAACTGGTTCTAGTGAACCTGCATGGACAAATATTATTGGTGCAAATGTATATGATGGCTCTGTTGTTTATGAAGCGTATAGCAGTATTTTTGATGATATATCTAAAATAAATCCTACTTCTGTTATTGAATTATTTATAGTTACATTAAAAACAGCTTTACATGGCACAAATACAGGCTTTCCACCTAGTAATAATGAGACTAATATTTTTAGATTTCATGCTGGAACAAACCATACAAATCAAAATATAGAGTGGGCAGGTAAAAAATACGAAAGATTTCCAATAATTGCTGAAGGTTTTGCTTTTCAAAGAGGTCAATTACCTAGACCAAAATTAATAGTCAGTAATGCACTTGGAACAATATCTACATTTTTTGATGCTGTTAATGTAGTGACCGCAGGTAATGATTTAACAGGTGCTACTGTTGCAAGAGTAAGAACATTAGCAAGATTTATTGATAATGCAAATTTTAGTGGAAATAATCCATTTGGTACGCCAGATCCTAATGCTGAGTTTCCAAGAGAAATTTACACAATAGATCGTAAAGCCACAGAAAACAGAGAAATTGTTGAATTTGAATTAGCAGCAGTTTTTGATTTAGCTGGCGTAAGAATACCAAAAAGACAATGCACTAGAAAGTTATTTCCTGCTATTGGTACGTTTTTTCAATGAGCTGGCAGGATAAAGCATTGGTTCATGCGAAAGACCAAGACCCCAAAGAATCTGTAGGATTACTTTTAAATATTAGAGGAAAAGAAAGATATTATCCTTGTGAAAATTTAGCAATAACATCGCATCAACACTTTATTCTTAATCCAGAAGATTATGTAAAAGCAGATAATCTTGGTGAAATAATTGCGATTATTCATAGCCACCCCGTATCTACTCCAGAACCTAGTCAGGCAGATAAAGTAAGTTGTGAGCAGAGTAAATTACCGTGGTATATTGTTAATCCAAAAACAGAAGAGTGGGCATACCTAGAACCGACAGGCTATGAAGCACCTTTATTGGGTAGAGAATGGGTATGGGGTGTTACTGATTGTTGGAGTTTAGTTGTTGATTATTATAAAAAAGAAAAAGGAATAGTTTTAAAAGATTATGAAAGAAATATGACAGCAGATGAGTTTTTGTTCGATCCACTATTTGAAAGCTATGCTTGGCGAACAGGTTTTAGAGAACTCAGGCCAGACGAATCATTAGAGGAAGGAGATGTATTGTTAATGTCTATTATGTACCCAACTTTAAATCATGTGGCAATTTTTTTAGGAGATATGGTTTTACATCATTTAGCAGATAGACTATCTTGTAGAGAGCCTTACTCTGAATGGTTGTTAAAATGTACTGGTAAGAGGTATCGCTATGTTCACAAAAGTTAAATTATATGGAGAACTAGCTGACTTTGTAGGTCATAAAGAATTAGATGCTGTAATAAATTGTACTGCTGATGCTGTTAGGTTTTTAATAACTAACTTTCCACAGTTAGAAGGTCACATGAATGATAGATATTACAAGGTTATTAATGATGACTATGATATTGGCGAAGATGAATTACATACTCCTGTCAGTAATAAAGGTGTCAGTATTGTACCTGTTATTAGTGGTGCTGGAGGTGGTTTTAGAAAAATATTTTTAGGGGCAGCATTAATTGGCTTATCATTTTTTTCTTTAGGAACTTCAGCAGGACTAGGTGTTGCTTTTTCTAAAGGATTTGCCAAAGTTGGTTTAGTTCAAAAAGGTTTAGCAACAATAGGTGGTGCTTTGGTTTTACAAGGTGTGTCGGAATTATTATTTCCTTTGCCCAAAATTCCTGATTTTTCAAACGAAGAAGATCCTAGAATATCCTTTAGTTTTTCTGGAGTACAAAATACTTCAAGAGCTGGAACTAGCATACCTTTGTGTTACGGAGAAATAGTAACTGGATCTGTAGTAATTTCAGCAGGTATTGACACACAACAAATTATTGCGGGAGAAGAATCTTGAGTAAAATCATAAGAGGTTCTAAAGGACCACCTGCCCCAAGAGAACCAGAAAGAGCTGAAGATACTCTTAACAGTAAAGAATTTGCTACGATTCAAGATTTGTTATCTGAAGGGGAAATAGAAGGTTTTGCAACACCATCTAAAAAAGGTATTGCCCAGAATGATGCTAATTATAAAAATGCTTGTTTAGCTGATATTTTTTTAAATGATACTTCCGTTTTAAATGTCAGTCCAGATGATCCAAATTTTACAACTAAATTAAATAATCTAACTGATACAGATTTTAATTTTGAAGATGTTACTTTTACCCCTCGTTTTGGAACTTCAAGTCAAACACCTGTGCGTGATGTAGATAATGAAAATTTAGGAAAACTATCAAATACTATCCTTACAAACTCTGCTGTTATTACAACCAGTGCACCAGTTACAAGTCCAGCCATTACATTAGGTAAACACGCAGTTGAAGTTACAGTTCAATTTCTAGCATTACAAAAATTTGAAAATAATGGAGATATTTTAGGAACAGAAGTTAACTACAAAATACAACTCTCAATAAATGGAGGTGTTTTTGTTGACAAAATAGATGAGACTATAAAAGGAAGAAGTAAAGATTCTTACTCTAGAGAACATAGAATAAATTTACCTCAACAATTATTTGGACAAACTGCTTATGGCAATAATACAAAAGTTAGAGTAGTAAGAGTCACTGCTGATAGCGACCCAGACATTATTCAAGATACTTTTGGTGTTTCAAGAATAGAAGAAGTTGTATTTAATCCTCAGGATTATCCTGATTGTGCATATTCAACATTAAGAGTAAGTGCGGAACAGTTTAGCTCTGTACCACAGAGAGCTTTTCGTATTCGTGGTATAAAAGTAAGGATTCCAGGTGCAGGTGCTAATAGTACAGGCACTCCAACTGTTGATAGTGCTACAGGCAGAATAATATATCCAGATAACTATATATTTAATGGAACGATGGGAGCTGCTGTATGGTGTACTTGCCCTGCAATGATATTGCTAGATGTTTTAACGAACCAAAGATATGGGCTAGGTGTTCATATATCACCAGATCAGTCTACTGATGCAAAACTATATGAAAATATAGATTTATTTAGTTATGTACAGGCATCTAGATATGCAAATGCAGAAGTTACATTAGATGATGGAACAAAAGAGGCCAGGTTTGCTTGTAATGTTTGCATACAAGGAACAATGGAAGCATTTGATTTAATAAATGAACTAGCTGGAGTAATGAGAGCATTTCCTATTTGGCAAACGGGTTCAGTAACACTTACTCAAGATAGTCCAGCCGATCCAAGTTACTTATTTAGTTTGTCCAATGTAACTGAAGCTGGTTTTTCTTATTCTGGAAGCAGTTTAAAACAAAGACATTCTGTAATATCTGTAAGCTATTTCAATATGGATAGTAGAGAAATAGATAATGAAGTTTTTGAAGATACTGCTGCTATAGCAAAACTAGGAATTATTAAAAAGACAATAAAAGCATTTGCCACAACGTCAAGAACGCAAGCTATTAGGTTAGCTAAAGCTGTATTATTCAGCGAACAACAAGAATCTGAAGTTGTTAACTTTACGACTTCAATAGATGCAGGTGCAATAGTAAGACCTGGAAGCGTAATTGCTATTAGTGATCCTGTTCGAGGACTTGAAAGACGATCTGGAAGAATTAAATCCGCTACAACAACGGCTATTACAGTTGATAATTCACAGGACTTATCTTCATTTGCAGGTTTAAATAGAGAATTAAGTGTAATACTACCTGATGGTAAAGTTGAAACACAAACTGTACCTACTGGTCCAAGTGGCATAACAAATAACAACACTGTTATAAACGTAAGTTCTGCATTTTCACAAGCACCAAGTTCTAATTCGATATGGGTTTTATCGAGTACAGGTAGTGGTGGCTCACCTAAGAAAACATTTAGAGTTATATCTGTAGAAGAACAAGATGGTATTAATTATACAATCAGTGCATTAACTTACAATCCTGGCAAGTATGCCAATATTGAAGAAGGAGTTGCTCTTCCTGCAAGAAATCTATCATTATTAAATCAACCAAAATCACCACCATCAGGTTTAGTTGCTGAAGAGAGAATTATTGTAAAAAACAATCTTGCAATAGTAAAAATAATTTTATCTTGGGTATCTGTAACGGGTACAAGTCGGTATCAAGTTCAGTATCGGTATAATGATACAAACTGGGTCGTACAAGATGTATTTAGACCAGATTTTGAAATAGAAAATACCAGAGCAGGTAAATATGAATTTAAAGTTTTTTCTTATAATGCAAGTTTAAAATTATCAAACGCATCTACGAATTTAACACTAAACGCTATTGGTAAAACTGAACCTCCTGGTAATGTTCAAAATCTAACCCTTGAACCAGTTAGTAATAATCTAGTAAGACTTAGATGGTCAAAAGCCGTAGATCCCGATGTCCTTCACGGAGGGCGGGTTTATGTGAGGCACAGTAATTTAACCAATGGATTAGGTACATTTCAAAATTCATCTGATATTGTAGAGTCTTTAGCTGGTGCAAGTACAGATGTAACGGTTCCTTCTTTAGAAGGAGAATATATTTTAAAGTTTCAAGATGACCAGGGCAACTTTAGTCTGGGGGAAACTAGCGTAATACAGGACTTACCTGATTTAATAGATAGTCAAAATGTATTTGAAGATAGAGAAGATTTTGACAACCCTAAATTTCAAGGAAGTAAGATTAATACAGTAGTTGATAATAGCACTGGTTTATTACGACTTACAGATCCAACAGTTGTAAAGACAGGTACATATATTCAAGATAATGCTAATCCAGTAGGCAGTGGGGTAGCTGGTACGACTATAACTATTACAAGCACATCTCACGGCATAAGTGTAGGTGAACTTTTACAAATAAACTTTACTGGAGGAAATGCTATAAGCGGAGAATATATTATCGCATCAGTTCCTAACGCAAATACTCTTACTGTTACATCAGCTAAAGCTTTTGCAACGAGTGGAAATGTCAGTATAGATAGAGGATTGCGAGGTACTTATGATTTTAAAGATGTTTTTGATTTAGGAGATGTTTTTTCTTTAAACTTAAGAAGAACCTTACTTTCAGTTGGGTTTTTAACTGGTCAAACTATTGAATCATTGATTCCTAATACATCACCCGAATTTGGTGGACCTGCTGATGGTGGTTTTGATAATTATGCAACTGATGGTAATTTTGACGGTCCAGCAGCAGACCAGGCAAACTGTCAAATGCAAGTAGCAACATCTCAAACAGCATCAGGTAGTTTTGGTCCATTTAATAATTTTGCAAATGGAACATTTAAAGGTCGTAGGTTTAAATTTCGATTAATCTTAGAAACAACTAATGTGACCCAAAATATGAATGTAACACAAGCAGGATATATAGCTGAATTTCAATCAAGAACTGAACAAAATTATCGAACATCAGGCAATAACACTTCAACTTTACCGCAGGATTCTGGTACTTCTGCAAATGGGGTAGATGTTACATTTGGAACGCCATTTTTTACGGGTTCATCAAATCAATTTAAACCGTCTGTAGGTATAACAATTATGGGTGCTGCTGCTGGTGAATACTTTGTAATTAAAACAGATTCAAATGGCGATTACCTTAATGCAGCAGGTAGTGTTGTCACTGGAACGGGGTTTAATATAAAGATATTAGACAGTTCAAATAATCCAGTAAATAAAAAATTTACATTTCAAGCTGTCGGTTACGGTAAAGGGGTGTAATATGGAGGAAAAGATTTCTTAGATGGCTCAAGTTGGAGATTACGATATACCTAATGCTTCGGGAGCTACAGTTCGTAGCGAGTTAAATCAAATTCTTGATGCTATAAAAAGTTGCAACAGTGGTTCTAGCAATCCTGCTGGTACTGTTGAGTTTATGTTATACGGTGATACCTCTGATAAAATTTTAAAAGTTTTTAGCACTACTAATAGTCAGTTTACAGAGATAGGAAATATAGATCAAGCTAATTTAGGGTTACTACCGAAGAGTGGTACAACTGCTATGTCAGGTGGTTTGCAGTTAATATCTGGTGCATCAAATAATTTAGCATTAAAGTTTGCTGATGATACAGATACGGGGTTATTCAGACAAGACAGTGGATCTATGGGAATAGTTTCAAACACTGAAGAAGTAGCCAGAATTAATGCTAATGGATTGCAAATTAGAAAAGGAAAATCTCTTCAAATATATAACAGTGGAAACACAAAAAGAATTGATATTGACTTTGCAGGTTCTAATGATTTGAACTTTGCATTACCTACAGCAGATGGTTCGGCTGGAAGTTTTATGAAAACAGATGGATCAGGTCAACTTTCTTTTGCTGCGGTTGCAGGTGTTCCAAGAGGTGCTGTATTCTGCATGGCAACATCAACAGTACCAGATGGTTATTTAGAATGTAACGGAGATAGTATTCCAAACGGTAATGGTACAGTTCAAGGAAAAACCGCAGATTTTTCTGCTTTAAGAGCATTAATAGGTGCAACTTTACCTGACCTTAGAGGTGAATTTGTTAGAGGTTGGGCAAGTGATACTAATGACTCTACAAGAGATCAAGGTAGAGGTATTCTTACTGGACAATCAGATGATATTACATCACATAATCACGCTGGTTCTTCTACATCAAGTGTTACTGATCCTGGTCACTTTCATAATTTACTATACGATAATGGATCTTTTGGTGGGTCATCTGGTGCTGTTACTCCAAGAGGTAGCAACACTCCATCAAACCCAGGAATTAGTAATAGAATTTCTACAAAAACAACAGGAATATCTGTTTCTACTTCAACAACTATTGGTAATACAGGGGGTTCTGAAACAAGACCTCGTAACGTAGCATTAATGTATATTATTAAATTTTAATTATGGCGATTCAACCAGGTACATATAATTTTACGTTACAGCGTAGATCAGATCATACGATTCCTCTGTTGTTTAAAGATGGAAATGATGCTGCGATAAATTTAACTGGATATACAGTTGAAGCACAAGTTTGGGAAGAAACACGCACCACAAAATATGCAGATTTTACAACAACTTATACGGATCGTTCTGCTGGTTCCGTTTCTATATCATTAACAGATACACAAACAGCTACATTTACACCTGATGTTTTAAAATATGATGTTTTGTTAACTGCTCCTTCGGGGTCGAAAGAATATTAT